TGTTATACACATCACGCTGAGTGAATCTAATTTAGTTATCAATAGGGTAACCTTAACCAATTCACTCAGATTCACTAAGCTACGATCCTACCAAAAGTTGTCATAAGTACTTTGTTCTGTTTCTTACTCTTAGAGTATTTCTTAAAAGCATTAGCCATTTGATTCTTAGTTTGATCAGAAGTTACACCAAACTCATCATTTTCTGTATCTAGTTTATTACCACCCTTGATCAAATAAAACTCTTTATAACCCAAAGCATCTTTGCGAACAACTACTTTGTTTTTTCTGTATTCTTTGCTAGCTTCATTTCTATGGCGGTCATCCCAATTATGAATTTGAGCAATCTTGCTATTAAACATTCTATTGTCGTCAGCCATAAAGAAACCAATTGTGTTTGTTGCATATCTTTTATTAATATTTTCAAGCAATGCCTGAGTAACCGAATTAGTTGATTCAGCTTTAACTAGCTTACGATCAATAATCATATTGATACCTTTAAAGGATCCTCTAGTTTCTACCTTATTGTCTTCTAGTTTACCATCGTTATAAGTTTGAAGTCTATTAGCGTCTCCATCAGAAAGTACTACTAAATTCATTTTTTCAACTTGATTTTTTACTTTAAAATCTTTAATAAGATCATGAGCTATAACCAAAGCTTGATTCAGTGGAGTAGAACCAAAATCTTCGCATTCGCCTATCATGTCTCTAGCAGTCCAAGAAGAAACTTTAGATCTTACGTGCAAGGCTTTTATTGACTCTTCAAAGTCTGATTTTTTTAGCTTTGACGACGTTAATAGCGGAAGAGCTAAATTGTCTAAGTCCATATCACCGTCAAGTAAAAGACCTTCTGAACGTAGACCCCAGAAGTCTAAAGCTGAATTTGTTGTAGTAAATGCATAAACATCAAACGGAATATTGACTTGCTTACAAAAGAGAACCAAGTGTATTAACTGATCTAAAACTTTAGGCAATGATTCATACATAGAACCAGAATAATCAATCAACATAATCATACCATGGCTTTTAGCATCATATAGTCTAGTAGTTTGCTTAAAGATGTCTTCATTGACTTTATATGAGTGTAACTTATTAACATCAAGGACTCCAGTTTTTGCTGTAGTTGCTTTAGCCCACTGAGTAGCAGCTTTTCGCATTTCAAACTCTTTAACAGCAATAGCAACGTTTCGTTTGATATCTTTTATTGCTTTAGGATACTGTAACTCAGCATCAGATATTTCAGATATTTGCATGGGATGAAGACTTTCTTTAGACTTTACTCTTTGAGCTTTAACTTCAGAGTATGGTATTACAATCCTCTTTTTTACTTCTTTATTAATATCTTCAACGACGAGAAGCTGTCTACCATCTTCATCAACATCTAAAAGAGATGATTCTTTTTCTCTAAATGCTTCGTCAGTAATAGAAACGTTTCCGCCAGAACCCTTTGTTGGAGCTTGATCTTCGTCTAAATCTTCTTCTGCTTGTTCATCTTCCTCATCTGAAGAACCTGGAGCATCAGTCTCTTCTTCGCTTTCCTCATCACCACCATCATAACCTTCTGAATCGTTTTCTTCAGAATCATCGTTATGTTCTTCGGTTTGATCGTCGTTGTTATCTTCTTCCTCTTTATCTTCTTCTTGTGTTTTATCATATGCTACGATATCTTTAACAAGCTCTAAAACGTCTTGGAAGTCTTCAGTTGTATTTGCTCTATTTAAAAATGCTTTTTCTTCGTCGTTAAATTCAAGATCGATGTGATCACCAACTTTAGCTTGAAGATTAATTTTGTCAATAATTTTTAGAGTTGATAGATCAATATCATTAGTACCAAAGAAGTTATCATCAAAAAGCTTACTATAAGCTCTTGAGAATGGACCAACAAGTCCTGGATATCTCGCTTTAACTTTACGCTCAATCCTAGCATCTTCAATAACATTAATGTATGACCTAGGGCATCCAGCTAACTTATCAGGGCTATCATGCCAACCTTCATACGGAGTTTCTAATGCATGACCAACTTCGTGGCCTACAAATAGATCATATATGTCTTTACCCATGTCTTTCCATAAAGGAAGACCAAGTACACGGTTTTTGATGTCAAACCAAGGAGTCTGATAGTTGCCATGTCTAATAGTAATATTTTCTTTGGCTAAAAGCTTTGGTAGGCTAGAGTTGTTATACATAATATGATCCTTTTCAATATACGTATATTATACCACAAAAACAAGGCAATGTAAACTGTTTTGGTGAAATAAACCCAATTATTTTAGATCATTTAGTTATATGCTTATAACTTTTTGATCTTAGAAAAGTTTCTATCCTTTATAAACTCAATCTTAGATCTAAACTTATTTTCAAGAATATCGCCTTTATGTGATATAATGAATACATTAGTACCATCTTCTAAGGTGTTTAGAATCTTAGTCAAATTATCAATACCATCATGATCTAATGACGAATCAAATGTTTCATCTAATACTAAAAGATTAGTAGCAGCTGAGTTCTTCATCTTAGCAATCTGTCTCCAAGTAAAGAGCAACGCCAAATCAATACGTTGTTTTTCGCCTTCACTAAATGATGTATAGTTAAATGCATCACGGTGTCTTGATCTAATAGTTTCATTAAAGCTTTCATCTAGATGGAATGCTACAAAGAAATCCAAGACTTGAAGATACTGATTAATAAGTCTATTCATTACAGGAAGATATTGCTTAATAACTTTAGTTTTGATACCAGTATCTTTAAGCATTTCTCCAATAACTTCATTATAAGTGCGTTCTTCAACGTAAGCCAATTTCTTTTCTGTCACATTGTCTTTTGATTCACGTAGTTGTTCAAGCTCAGTTTTGGCTGTCTTTATATCTCCAGTTGATTGTAATAACCCACTAATTTCTTTTTGAATCTTTTCTATTTCTCTTTGAATTAGATTAATCTTATCGTTATTAGAATTAATATGACGCTGCTTAGATAAAAGCTCTTTCATATTATTTTGGCATTCTTCTAAATGATTAGTTGTAGTAGTATTCTCAGCTTCTAATTCTTTCATTTCTTTTTGAATTTTAGCTGCAGATTCTTTTATCTTAGCTAGCTTGCTTTCTTTAATAGACACATCAATATCTTGATCACATGTAGGGCAATGTTCATTGTCCTCAAAGAATTTAGCATCGCTTACAAGATCTTTAATTTTAGATCTATATACTCGATCTTCAGATTTTATATCTGATACTTTTTTACTAAGCTCATCATGATTGCTATTTTCGATTTCAGTTAATGCATCAAGATTCTTTCCAAGATCAGCTGATTCAGTGACTAGAGTTTTAACGTCAGCTTCATAGGATTCAACTGAATTTTCTTTAGACTTAATCATATCTTTATTAATTGATTGTAAATCCCTAATGTACTTGTTTTGGGTTTCAATCTTAGCTTTATAAAGATTTAATGAATGATTTATTTCAGATAGTTCTTCTTTTATTTTAGAGTTACGTTCTTTTAGTAATGAATTCATTTTACTAAAAATATTAATATCTAATAAATCTTCAATAACTTCTCTACGCTGGCCTTGTTGTAATTGCATAAAAGGAATAAATGAACTACTACCTAGTACCACTACCTGGTGAAATGATTTATGATTTAGTTTAAGAATGTTTTGTTCTAGAAATTTTTGATAATCACGAGCATTTGAAGATTGATTAATCATGTTACCATTCTGATAAATTTCAAACTTACCGGGCTTAATAGTTCTGTGTATTCTAAATTCAGAGTTACCAACAGTAAATTCAACTTCAACAACAGTACCCTTCTTATTGATACTATTGACTAATTGATCTTTTTTAATATCTCTATGTGATTTACCAAATAAGCCAAATGAAAGCGCGTCCAACATAGTTGATTTACCAGCGCCATTTGAACCAACTACAAGAGTTGATGGTGTTCTATCTAATTGTACTTTAATTGTATCATTGCCAGTCGAAAGAAAATTCTTCCAACTGACGCTTTTAAAATGTATCATACGACCTCTAGATTCTGTGCTTCAGTATATAGTTTTCTTAATTCGACTTTGATATGATCTTTATCTAGATCAGTTTCAACAGCGTCGACATAAGTATCAAGTAAGACTCCAGTATCTTCTAATGATACCTTTTCATCTTCCACGCTTTCGCCTAGATACTCTTCAAAAGTTTCAGCGATTTTAAGTTCATATGTTTCAATGCTTTGTAACTTATCAACAAAACGATCAAACATATAAAGATCAGTTTTGTTTACAACAATAAGTTTAATAAATTTATGCTCAAACTCTGAAACATCAATAGTATTATAATCAGTTTTACTATCATCATATACTATCTTTTTAAACATAGTAATAGGATTACGAACTGGTGTAACTTCACGAGTTTCAGTATCTAAGATATGGAAATACTTAGGATCATCGCAATCAGACCAAGTAAACTCCATTTGATTACCAAGATAATGAACGTTTCCTTGACTAGATTTAGTGTGAAAATGACCAGTTAACACAGTTTCAAACCTAGAAAAGATATCAGCATTCATACCATGAGGATTAGTAATACCGGCCATGAGCTCAAATCCTTTCAACTCAAGATGCGCCCCTAAAATAGAAGCATTACAATTCATAGCCCATTTAGTGTATTCTTCGTAATTTGCACTATTAATCCAAGGTATTACGCCAACCTTACAGCCATCATAATCAAGAACTGTTGGTTTCATTATAATATTAACGTTGGATGTGAAGTAACCAAGTAGTTCTTTGAGTGAACATAATTCGTTTGTATTCTTGAAATATACATCGTGGTTACCAGGAATAATATCCATTGTAATACCAAGATCACGCATAGGCTCAAGAAAGTGTTTACGATTAGCATTAAGCGCTTTGAAGTTAACAAACTTCCGATGCTCATAATAATCTCCTAGGTGTAAAATATTAGTGATACCATGTTCTTTAAGATATGGAAAAAATATCTCTGTATAGAATCTTTCTTGATAATTTAAAAATATATCTGATGAGTTTCTTACACCGCAATGTGTATCATTCAATATAGCAATCTTCAATCTGCGTATCTCCCATGATTAATCAAGTGATGCATTCTGTGACTATGAATAGCCCATATCAATTTAATCAATGATGTTTCAGTATAAACACCAGCTTTGCATTCATATTTCCACATAATTACACCATAAACAATTCTAGTTTTTCTCGCTCTTTTTCAATCTTAGCGAACTCTTTAATTTTATCATCCTTGGTTCTAATCTGATCTATTCTTTGTCTCAACGCATCAACATATTCCATAGTTTGAGCTGCACCATTTTCATCCATACCCATCGCAGCAAAATCTTCAATACCCATCTTTTCAATATACTTAAATTTAATTTCTTGCTGTTTTTTCTCTTTAGTAATACGTCTAATAAATGCAAAGAAGCAGATTTGCGTAAAATAAGAAAACGCGTTAGGATTACCCGTTCTTGTAGCAGTTTCAATATTATAGTTATTGATAGCTCTTAGACAGTTTTCAACACCATCCATTACCATTTCTTCTCTATAAGTATACCGAACGAAGTTCGGTCTGTGAGACAGTCCTTCAGATATTTTCATAAAACATGATGCTACGTAATTAGTTACTTTAGGAATTTCCTTTTCAGCCTCTTTTGCTACATTGACTGATTTTACATACTCGACTACAGCTAAGGAAAATTCCTTGTTATTCACGTAATGTGGCTTAGCTTTTGGTTTGATTTTAGTGGTCATTAATATCTCCTAATAATGTATTATTATATCATAGTCTGGGTCAAATGTAAACGTTTATTTTAATTAAATTAATTTCAATTATTTTCACCTGAACCGTTTACAAATGGTCAAAAGTATGATATAATATAGATGTTACCGGGGAGGTTAGGGGTATACAACAGTTAATGTATGGTTGGTTCAATGGTTTCTTCATCTTTAATGTCGTCTTCAATCGTCGAATCACTTTCAAATTCATACTCTTCTAGATCACGATTAATCTCATCTCTAATTATATCTTGACATGAATACTTGATGTAAGACTCTTTGGTCTCTTCAACAACTTCTGTATGGTTAATCACAAAACGCTTCATGATCTTAAACACCTTTTTGTCAGAGAATGGAAACCAATCTCCAAAAGTAAAAGTACCATCAGGTGATACCCTTACGACCGCAGGTCGTTCTACGATAAAGGCATGATCACTTGAACTTTGGACGTAACAAATGAGGTCTTCGCTATTCGTTAGTTTAAAGTGTCTTATATCAACTGTTTTAATAGATTCCATTTATATATTTATATCATGTAATTTATAGTCAAATTTCTCTCTACTGTATATCTTTATTCGTTCAGCTGCATGATTCAAAGTGTAATTCTTTTTTGATTTCCAATGCAAGTCATCAGCAATATCATATACCTTAGTATCTATACCATC